TAATGGATCCGTGTTGCTTTACGAAGTTTAGAATCTTATCGTACTGTGACATTATTCATTCTCCTCTCTGCGTACCGCATCAGCGCAGTAGTAATCGTCTACCGGATACGAATTATGGATGTTACAAACCTTAATAGGTTCTCCGTTTATGGATATAAGTGAGCTTTCCAGAAAAATACAATCCTTGCACCGGATGATATCTTCTTCCCGTTTCATGTATCCTCTCCGGTATGCATCCGTGTATCTTTCCTTGTCCTGTTTCAGTACCTGGACCATCTTTTTCCTGTCGATGAAGAACCCGGCTTGACAAATTGCATGGAATGTCTGTTCGTCAATATGATCTGCCAACTCTTTCGACATGTTGGAAATGAGATTTGTAGCAAAATCAACCTCAATCGGAGAGTCGTAATCAACGTGCAGTTCTTCCGGTTTCATCAGATCACCCCCACATATTGAAATAGCCAGATGAAGATGTAGATGACCCCGGATAATGCCATAAGTTCGCAGATCGTTACGAACCATCTCCATGCATTGTGCCGTTTCATCTGTCGCCTTTGCCATTCTTCCGGTGAAATAGGGAACTGCTGACCTGTTATCCTTCTCAGACCCACTGCGAATCACTTTCCTTTCTCCGCATATACTCACGGTAAACCTCGTCAGTAAACAGATGCCATGCCGGGTAATGCGTATCCACCCACAGTTCAAATCGATGTGCAGCTGCCCGGATGGAGAAGTGACGATCCTCACCCCATATGGACAGGTTTGGAAGGAAGTCATAATTGACACCTGCTTCAAACACTTTCCGTTTCACCAGGGTACATGCCCCGGTCATGCCGACCGGATAAAGACCAGGAGTTTTGAACTCCGGTTCCGTTCCGGAATACTCATCCTTCATCCAGGCATTGCACCATTCATAACCACCAGGGTCCTTGCTCCAGAAGATCTCGCTGACAATGTCCTTGTCCGCTTTGAGAAGTGCCCTCAGTGTCATTGGATGTATGGCAACATCTGTATCGATCGAAAACCAGTAGTCATATCCCTTCTCAAGGGCATACTCGATTGTCATATTGCGGAACTCTGCAACCTTGGCAACGGTATCGTTATGCCATACATGGTCATTGACCGTCTTGGAGTATTCAGTTGGGTTGTCACAGACCGTGTAGTAGTCCCCGTCATGCAGATATTTGATAATCTCATCGCAGTTGTTGACGATGTAATAAACATCAACCTTGTATCCCAAGGGAACAAACAGTTTGCTTATGCTTTCCCTGTGTTCGACAAAGTACTTGATGTCTTGCCGGAGCGGAGCGGTAATCAAAACTTTTTTCATATCAGTACTCTCCCTTGACGATCTTTTCGGAAATGCTGCCGGGTCGCATGTAGTTGTAGAAGTACATTGGAACCTTGGTGAACACGAAGTGCGGATTCGGATTCTTCATCAGCAACTTATTGAAGAACTCCAGATCCGGACTATACTTCACGTTGCTCCACCTTGTGTCTCCGATGAATTCACGCCTGTAGCACTTGCCACCCGTCATCTTTTCCCAGTGTTCCTCATCCTGTCGGCAGTAGCACTGGGTGTGCCAGATGATGTCGAAGAACACCACATCCGTGTTGGAGTTGCTCTTGCAGATGGTTTCCCACAACTGCTTGAAGCAGAACTCATGCAACCACCAATCATCGTCATCCAGGAAGAGGATCCATTTGCCACGGGAGATGTCGATCCCAACGTTCCGGGTCGGTCCTTCATGGTGAAAGTTCACGTTCCGTGTCCGTGCCCCGTAGGACTTCGCAATCTCTTCCGTATCATCGGTGCAATCGTCACAGATGACGATGATCTCAAAGTCCCGGAAACTCTGTTCAGCGCATGAATCCAGGGCGTTGCGGATGTACTTGCTCCCGTTGTGGGATGGGATAATCACGGAGAAGAACGGTTGATCACTCATCTTTCGGTCCCTCCGCAAACAGGTCCAGGTTGGCGTACTTCTGATATGCCCAATCGTTCTTGAAATCCTTGACGGCTGCGTAGTGGATGATCTTCGGACGGATGCACTGGAGAGTGAATGCGTTCTGGTTGTAAGCACTGTCAATCGTCCGTATGTGTCCTTGGCAAAGCAGGTTGATCACTTCCTGGTCTGCCCACACAAAGCGGTAAGTATTGAGGAAGTATGCGAGTTCAACTTCTTTTGCCGTTTCCCGGAGCAATTCCAGGTTGCAGAGCATCACGCCGGAATTCACATACCGGAATATATCCTTGCTCTTCCCAGGTTCCATAACTCCGGCGTAGTAATACCCGTCCATGTTGATGTTGAACAGGTCGCTGATGTCATCGTTAACAATGGTGTCGCAATCAAGCCATAGAACCCGGTCTTCATCAAGGATGAACCCAAGTACGCATCGGAGCATTGCCATGTAAGACCAGGGCGAAGCATAATTGGGAGATCCGGGGAGGAAGAATTCCTGTTCCTTTACGTTCATAATGCGAACAATGTCCGGCAGAGGATACGGGAACTCATCGTCCTCGATCAGCAGGTAAACCCTGTCCATAATCGTGTTGGCAAGCAGACTCTTCAGACACACATACATCTGCTCATACAGGTTCCTGGTCCCGGCATAAACGGCAACCTTATCCATCACTTATTCCTCCTGTCATTCTTCATTTTTCTGATCAGTTTCCGTTCCCGGTCCTTGCTGAATCCAGGGTCACGGTGCTTCAGTTCTTCTTTCCTACGGGCATCATCAATTGCTTTCTGCCTTTTGTAGTCCTCACACGTTGCATGACATCCAATATGCCGATTTGGACAATCCTTACAGTGATATGCACCCCTGGGAGCAATCCCATAGTAAAACCTGTCATTGACCACAGGTTTGTGTGCCTTTGACAGGTTCGTTTTGTTGTCCATTTGTTCTCATCTCCTTTCTGAATTATCAGTTCGTTTCTAGGGAAATTAGAGTCCGGTTTATTACTTATTAGTGGTATCGGTCATGTGCTTTTTTGCGAAGTGTCTGCCAAGCATCAGAGTGCCGACCACACCTGCGATGAATCCGGCAATGAAGAACCAGAACATCAGATCACCTCCCCATAGCAACCGTTGCAGATGCGAATCAGCAGCTTCATCATTTCATCCTTGCTGACTTTCACTTCGTCACGCATGTTGGCAACCGCTTCATAGATCGCATCCTCATGGGTCTGGATGGTCAGTGCGGTTTCGAAGTCCTTGTCCATCAGATCCTGGAACGATACTCCCAACTGCCTTGAGATGTAGACGATCTCATCCGCAGAAAGTTTTGTTCCCCTGCTCAGACATCCAGGGTTCCTCTTCATGCCCAGTTCAACATCCTTAATGCGGACATCGTGCATCTTACACAGTGCCCTTACGTTCCGGCAGATACGGTCATTGATTTCACTCATCCCAATCATCTCCTTCGAATTCTTCACGGTCTTTTTCTCGTTGTTCTTTTTCGATCTCTCTTGCTTCAAGCATGATGTCATCAATTTTGTAATACATGGCACATTCATCTGGATCCATTCCGTTGCTGCCTTTGAGGTATCTGCACTGTTTTCCGTATCGGCAGTACTCATGGCAGTTCTTGTTAGGGTCGATATCTTTCATCGGATCACCACCATTTCCGTTCTTCTCCGATTATCAAAACAATTGCTGCGACAAAGCATCCAAGCGCAATGACACCAAGTCCGATAACAACTATCGTGCATAGGAGGTCTATAAGATAATCAAATAGCATCCCAATCCGCTCCTTTAGCGTACTAACTTCGGACAATCCTTTGGAACTTCTACCGAAAAAGAATGTGGAATTGCCTTGTCACGGATATTTTCGCTGTTTCGTGGACATGACTTCCATCCGCATCGTTCCGGACAGAAAGTAATGTCATCGCAGAACAGACCATCAATATCACGGATGTCCGTCATTCCCCGTCACCGCTCCTTTAACGACTTAAGTTCCATTCAAAACAATGTGGTGTCCCGGATCGTCCGGTTTTCTTCTTTTCCACAGTTCAATCCACGCCCGGTTGTTCCATCCGCTTACTGCCTGTCTGTACTTTGAGTAGTCTACAAACGTTTCAACGCCACAATTTGTACAAGCAACCGCCCATATTTCCGGTATGTCGAACCTCTTATAAACTCCGGCTTCACCACCACAGAACGGACACGGTTTAAGGTTGGTATCATCCATTCCCGTCACCGTCCTTCCGTTCCGATTTCCATTTTTCGTACTCCTCGCACTCATACGGGCAATCATCACCGGAAATGTGTTTATCAAACACCAGTAGCACCAACTGCCGTTCCGGGCATTTAATACAAGGACTTTCATGTTTCATCCCCGTCACCATCTTTCTTCATCCGTTGCCTTTCTCTGTATCTCGCCTTTTGCGCTTTCACCTTGTCCGGGTTGTTTTTACGCCATTCTTTTAGGGTTTGGCGTGAATGTTCTTTGTGTTGTTCACGGTATTTCTTCTGATACTCCCGTCTTTTCTGCTTTCTCTCTGCTTGTTTTTCTTCTTCGCTTTTTACTTCAGACAATGGACACCACTCCGGTCTTGTTTTTGCGTTTTTATCGATTTCTTCTTGCTCCGGGCAACAAAACACAGGACAATATCCATCACCGAAGTCACGAAGATTGCAATCTCCGCAACCCTTTGGCATCGGCATATTGATAACTACCATGCGTCGCTATCCTCCTATATTGTCCATCAATCGCAGCTATTGCCGACTTCAACGATCAGATGCGCTCCGAAATGACGGATAGAGTAGATGCCGTATCCACATCTCCAACAGGTCCCAAGGTTCCCGTTGCGATAGTCATTCTCATGGGCATCCAGGATCTCAGCCAGAACATCACGGTCATCCTTGCCATGCTCTCTTGCATTGAGGACCTGGTTGGTTTCCGAAACGGTAAGACCATGAACCAGAAATGTGTCAATTCCACAACCGGAGTAAGACTTTTCGATGTGGAGTTTCACGCTTGTATCGGTCATTTTTAATCCTCCTCATCCTCCGGGAAAATATACTCTGCATAAGCATCGAGTATCTTTTCAAAAATGTCTTCATAACTAATCATGCACTTAAAGTCTTCATCGTTTTCACGCATATCGAGAATCCGTTTGACGAGTCTTTTTGCATAGCGAATCGCATCATTCCGTTTCATTTTAATTTTCCTCCTTATTTTTTTCATTCCCGGTCAGTTCTTCGACAATGAATGCCAACTTGTTGCTGATGGAAGTGAGCAGTTCATTGGTCTTCTTCTGCTCTTCCAACATATAATGGCTTGCCTGGACAACGATAGTCTGTCTGGAATCACACTGCTGAACAACAGGTTCTTCGGCAACTTCCTTCTGTTTGTCTTTTTCCTTATTTGCCCTATTGGCAGCTGCTTTTTTCTGGTATGCAAGGTTCCGTTCTGCCAACATCTGCTCATACTCTTCGTATGATTCCAATTTGGCAACTTGTCTTATTACCCATTCGCTCACTTTCATGTACTTTGCTGCTTCACTTTTAGGGCAACCACTGTTGAGAAGCATCTTGATTACGTTGAATCTATCCCTGTTGACTTTCATTTGAATTCTCCTTTCAAATACTTGATTACTGATATTGGTGTCTGCGATCTGGTACAGAATCTGAACTTGACACCGTACTTTGTGGTCATGGTATCGAGTGCTTTTGCGAATGTCTTCGGATTGATTCTCGTCATGGGATCTCCAATGCGATGAAACCGATCACTCGTCTTCCACCTGGGGACCTCCCAGAACTCGACTCTTCCATACGGAACATCCTCTTCCACTAGTACGATCAGTTGGATCCCTTGTTCCTGTGCCCGTATACATTCTGCCCGGAATCTGCGGTGATCGTTGCTCATGACATCCTTACAGAGTTCCATGCAGTTCATTTTGGTATCAACTGAGATCTTCCCGTGTTCCGGGTCAACCATATAGTCGCCAACGGAGAGACACTTCCGAATCAGTTCGATACCGTGCGTTTTGCAATAGTTTTCAATGTTCTTGTGCTTGCCAACTTGGTTCCTAGTGTCTTCATATAGTGTCACTGCTTCACCTCCAAGAGGAAAGAAGGGGCGTGACTATTCGCTTTATATCCTGCTCTAGGTTGGGGAAAAGCAGTGAAAAACCAACCGTCAGACAAGCGAAATGTCGATGAAGGTTAAAGTCAACACCGTCCTTGTAGGACATGTCACGCCCCGTTATGCCTTAACCCCAAGGGGTTTCGGTGTCATCACTGACATCCGTGAATCCCTGTGCGGAATCTGCCGTCTTATTCTGTGTCTGGTCACGGTCCTTCATGGGTTTGATCTTACCGTCACGGACATCCTGGACGATCTCCAACCTGCCGATTTCGGTAGTGGACCGGGTCTTTCCGTTGTACTCATATATCCGGTTCCGGACGGAGATGCCGACCTTCTTCATCTTCAGTTTCTTCTCGTCCCAATCCCAGGCATATCCGGGGTTGCTTTCCTGGATTGCCCACATCTGGTCCTCAAACTTGCGTTTGACCCAATTGTCCTCTTCGTCATCCTGCTCAGTGGGGACGGTAATCCGGAACGTTCCCCTGTAGTTGGCATCACCGAAGCGGTTCTTGTTCTCATCGAACAGGTCCTTATACCGATGGGTATATTCACCTTCAGAGATGTCCACGATCAGTTCCAGAACGGTGCGAGGGTTCCGGTCAGTGGGTTCGATCACGTTGACATTCTTGATCTCTGCGACATATGCTCCGGCAGGTGGAACGGTCAGAAATCCTTTGCTCTGCTTCGCTTCAAAATTCTTATAAGTTGG